TTTGGGCCATCGCCCAGCAAGAGATGGACTCTTGGGCAAAGGATGGGGCCTTCCCCTACGACAAGGAACTGCTCAACCTGCTCATGCAGACCGGGAACATGAAGGCCATGAGCCGAGAAACGGGCATCCCGTACCGCTCCATCATCTACTCCATCGAACAGGCCAAGGCCAAAATCAAAACCGCAATCGAAGCCAATGGATATACTGGTTTTTCCAATCCTGATTAGTGCTTTAGCGACCCTTGCGGTCGTGGAGTTCCGGGTGCTGCCGGGATGGTTCTACGCTTTGCCCTTTGCGAAGCGGAAGCCGTTTAGTTGTATGACCTGCTTCGGGTTTTGGATGGGGGTTGCTTTGACCCTGCCAACCTGCCAATGGTACTTGGCCCCTATCCTCGGCCTCGCATCTTCAGCCACCGCAATAATCATCCGGGAATGGACCTTCAAATGACAACCGACCAGTTCATCGTGGCCCAAAAGCACAGGAAGTACTGGGACCAATATGTGGCATCGCTGACCATGCGACTGCCACCCGATGCGGTTGGTGAACTGCAAGCCATCCTGACCGCTCACGGACGACCCCCTACGAATTGGTGGTGTGCGGACTGCGTAAAATCGGCCCTTCAATACATTTACCTACAAGCGGACTTGTTCCTCGAAGTCAACCAAAACACCATAACCTACCCCCTGAATGCCCCTGCCAATCCCGAACAATAACGAGTCAAGAGAAGGCTTCATCGGTCGCTGCATGAGCAACAACCAAACCAATGCGGAGTTCCCCGATACGGCTCAACGGCTTGCCGTTTGTGGCTCAACGTGGGAGAATCACAAGAGGCAGCAGTTCGAGTCTTACTCCGATTACGGCCAAGAGATTCGGGCTAATGCCAAGCGAGGGATTGAACTGAACGAGCGGAACGGGAACAAGTGTGCGACGCAGACGGGCAAGGTCAGGGCGCAGCAACTTGCCAACGGGGAAGCAATTTCCCTTGAAACCATCAAGCGGATGCACTCCTACCTGTCAAGGGCCGAAACCTACTACGACAACGCTGACGACACCTCGGACTGCGGTTACATCTCATATCTGCTATGGGGAGGCAAGTCGGCTCTCTCATGGTCAAGAAATAAACTCCGAGAACTTGGGGAACTTGAAAGCGAAGGATGACGAGGCCCAAGTGCAGGCTCGGATGGACTCGCTGATGATGGTCATTACCACCCTATGCGACTGCATCGGAGCGGTGGACGATTCCAATGCCCCGAACCAGTACGAAGTGAAAATGAAAATCGTAAACAAGATAAGCGACCTAATCGACAAAATCGAATACTAATGGGAACCAGCAAGGGCAACGGCAAGTACATTGAAACCCCCGAAAAGATGTGGGAGTACTTTGAGGCATACCGGGCAGGGGTCAAGAGCAACCCAAGGCTCAAGACGGTATTCCCCGGCAAGGATGCTATTCCCCAATACGAACCCTTGGAGCGTCCGTTGACCTTGGAGGGCTTTGAGAACTGGTGTGCGGATGCAGATATAATTGAGGACCTTGGGGCCTATTTTACAAACAGGGACAAGCGATATGGCGACTATGTAGCCATCTGCTCGCGTATAAGGCGAACCATCCGTCAAGACCAAATTGAGGGGGGCATGGTCGGTCAGTACAACCCATCCATCACTCAACGCCTCAACAACCTCGTGGAACGTCAAGAGAACACGGTCCACATCGAGCAACCCCTATTCCCCGACAATGACTGACAAACTAACCCTGCATCATGGCGACTGCTTGGAGGTGCTTCGCTCACTACCTGATTGCTCCGTTGATTCGGTTGTAACCGACCCGCCTTACGGGTTGTCCTTCATGGGGAAGCGGTGGGATTACGATGTGCCAAGCGTTGAGGTCTGGGCCGAGTGCCTTCGGGTCTTGAAGCCGGGCGGTCATCTTCTTGCGTTTGCAGGAACGAGGACGCAGCACCGAATGGCGGTAAGGATTGAGGACGCAGGCTTTGAGATTCGGGACATGATTGCTTGGGTGTACGGGTCGGGGTTTCCGAAGTCGTTGGACGTGAGCAAGGCGATTGATAAGGCAGCAGGAGCGGAGAGGGAGGTTGTTGGGCAGCATGGCGCACCAGCTAAAAGCATCTACTCACAAGGGAAGCAAGAACTTCCGCAAGAGGTTAACATCACCGCCCCCGCCACCCCCGAAGCGAAGCAATGGGAAGGCTGGGGGACTGCACTCAAACCCGCACTCGAACCGATTACGGTGGCTCGGAAGCCCTTGATTGGCACGGTAGCCGAGAACGTCCTGCAACACGGGACGGGTGCGATTAACGTGGATGGGGGAAGGGTGGGAACGGAGGAACTTGCAAATCCAAGCGGCATAAGCAACGCTATGGGAGGCGTAACAATCGGTAAATACCAAGGTGGCAATCAAGATTATTCAGGGTCAGGCGCAACTAACCCGCTCGGCCGCTGGCCCGCCAACTTCATCCACGATGGGAGCGAGGAGGTGGTGGGGTTGTTTCCGCAGACGACGAGTGGGGCAAAAAAACCAAATCATAAACGAATTGGCGGATATGGTGGCGACAGGCCAAAGCAGGTGTATGGAACTTACAAACAGATACCATGCGATTACCCCTCCGACAGTGGCTCTGCTGCTCGCTTCTTCTACTGCGCTAAGGCAAGCAAAGCGGATAGAGGCGAAAACCACCACCCTACCGTCAAGCCCACCGACCTCATGCGATACCTCTGCCGACTTGTAACCCCACCAAGCGGAATCGTCCTCGACCCGTTCATGGGGTCAGGCTCAACGGGCAAGGCAGCGATGCTCGAAGGCTTTGCGTTTGTCGGGATAGAACGGGAAGCGGAATACATCAACATCGCCAAGGCTCGCATTCAATCCGCAGTCGGCTTGCTTTAATGTTTACCCTCACGACCGCTATCAGGCGAATCCGCAGGATGAAGGCCCGGAAGAAGGTCATCCAAGGCGGAACAAGTGCAGGCAAGACCCTTGCCATCCTTGCGGTCCTAATCGACATCGCAGCAAAGAACAAGACCGAGATATCGGTAGTTTCCGAATCCATCCCCCACCTACGGAGGGGAGCAATCAAGGACTTTGCGAAGGTCATGCAATGGACGGGCCGATGGGTCGCAGACCGATGGAACAAGACCCTGCTCACCTATCACTTCGCCAACGGTTCAATCATCGAGTTCTTTTCGGCTGATTCCGAGGCACGGCTCCGAGGGGCAAGGAGGCAGGTCGTTTACATCAACGAGGCGAACAACATTGACTTTGAGTCCTACTATCAGTTGGCAATCCGTACCAGCGAGGCCATCTACATCGACTTCAACCCGACCCACGAATTTTGGGCGCATACGGAGGTCCTGCCCGAACAGGACGCAGAACTGATAATCCTAACCTACAACGACAACGAGGCCCTGCCTGATACCATCAAGAGGGACATCGAACTCAACCGCACCAAAGCCGAAACGTCAGCCTATTGGGCGAACTGGTGGAAGGTCTATGGCCTTGGTCAGGTCGGGACGCTTCAGGGTGCGATATACGAGGACTTCGAGGTGGTGGAGGGTATCGATGTCAGCCGAGCGAAATTCGTCGCCCTTGGGGTTGACTGGGGGTTCAGCAACGACCCTACGGCCTTGGTCGCCATCTACCGCCAAGGGGACTGCCTGCTCATCCAAGAACTGCTCTACGCTACGGGACTGACCAACCAAGACATCGCAGACAAGTTGCGGTCGCTGGGCATCACAAGGGCTTGGGAGATCGTGGCGGATTCAGCAGAACCCAAGAGCATCGAAGAAATCTACCGACTTGGATTCAACATCAAGCCAGCGGAGAAAGGCCCCGATTCGGTCAGGAACGGGATAGACATTCTCAAAAGGTTCAAGTTGCAGGTTACCAAGGATAGCACCAACCTCATCAAAGAATTAAGATCCTACACTTGGGCGACCGATAAGGAGGGCAAGAACACGGGGGTCCCGATTGACTCGTTCAACCACGCCTGCGATGCGATGCGGTATGTGGCACTCAACAAGTTAAGAGTAAGCAACTCAGGGAAGTATGTTGTGGTGTAACTTTGCCCCATGAACCCCGAACGCATCCTTGACCTGCTCATCGAAATCGGGAAGACGCTTGCAGCCGTTTTCTTCATCCTCACTTTACTGACCCTCCTTTGGACCTTATGAAAGTCATCCACTACTACCACATCTACTGCGGAGGGAATTGGCAGTTGATACTCAACCAGCACATGATGGCCGTGTGCAACTACGGCCTCATCAACATCTTGGACGAAATCCGTGTCGGCATCGTCGGTCCACCCGAACAACGCAAAGCAGTCAAGGAGGTGCTGGAGAACTCGATGGTGGCCGATAAGGTCAAGGTCGTAGTTACCCGAACCAACGCTTGGGAGCAGGCGACGCTGACTGAAATGTACCGGGCCTCGCAGGAAGAGGAAGCCGTGTACCTCTACGCCCATACCAAGGGGGCTGCGAATCCATCCTTGACCACCCAACTTTGGGGCAGGTCCATGTTGTTCTTCAACGTGGTCGCTTGGGAGCGGTCCATGCAAATGCTGGAGCAGGTCGATGCCGTAGGCTGCCATTGGATTACCAAGGAGCAGTTCCCTCACATGGCTGACCACAACAACCCCGAAGGCTATCCCTACTTTGGGGGCAACTTTTGGTGGGCCAAATCCTCCCACATCAAAGAACTGGGCGAACCTGCAAGGGACCACCGATTCCGAGCGGAAACTTGGGTTGGCAAGAAACCCGACACCAAGGTCTTTGATTCCAACCCCGGCTGGCCTTCACCCGAACGCTTTGTCATAACTTTTTAGCATGAAAAAACACATCGACCAACTCAAGGCTTTGGACTACTCGCACATCTACACGACTGCGGTGGAACATATCATTGAAATCTACGAGGAAGCCAAGAAGCACAAGGGAGGCCACGCTTTAGAACTCGGTTCCTACCTCGGACACTCAACGCTCGCTATCGCCTTGGCTGGGCTTGACGTGGTGGTTTACGATACCGACACAACCGTAGAAGACAAACGCAAAGCCCTCCTATCGCAGTTCAAGGTCGAATGGAACAACCAACCGAGCCACATGGCCCTGCAAGAGGTCAGGACTTTTGACTTTATCTTTCACGATTCCGACCACGGGGACGGCATGATTCCCGAAATGGTTGCCTTGTTCAACAAAGCCCTCAACCCCGGTGGGACGATGGTCATCCACGATGCCGAACTGCTGACGATGGTCAACCTTACGAGCCAACTGCAGCCACACGAATCCAAGGGGTCAACGGACCAAAGAGGCAGGATGCTTTTAACCCTCTACAAGAAATGAAGGCAAAAACTTACATCTTCTGCCACGATACGGACATCGTGAAGCAATGCGAAGCCGAGGGAAGGTTCAGGGACTTCTTTCCCTACACTTGGGTCATGCTTGGGTTCAAGGACTTCGACGGCATGGCTGGCCTTGACCATATCGTTGCAAGGGACGAAGCAGACAACATCGAGAGCCATCGCAACCTCGTCGCTTGGACTGGATGGTACGCTTTAGCCAAGAACGGTTACATCAAGAAGGGCGATGTTGTCAACCTCTTTGAGTACGACCTCACCAAGACAGGCGACTTTGACCAACGGGCTTACTGCGCCTATTTCCGAGTCCCTGTGGACGTTGTGCCTTACTGGTCGTGCGGTGATAACTACGAGCCACACATCAAGCAACTGACTGGAAGGGGTGCAAAGGAGTTCTATCAACCCGTTGTGCCTATAACTTCCAATTACACGCTGACTTGGGACGATTCCTACCTTGACCTGACCTTGGCCTGCATTCAGCAGAAGTTGGTCGCTATTCCCCACGTCGGCCACATTTTAGAACGAGCATACTCGCAGCGATTCGCTGATATTCCCTACAACGTGGCTGCATTCAAGCACGCCTTCGCAAACTCTCACGGGTTCTGAGATGTACTTAGTCGGGGTTAATTACGCAACGAGTGAATACCTTCCAGCAGCGAGGGGGCAGGCTAATCAGTACCCTTTCCCAATTACAACGACCGAGGACGAGAAACGTCCGGGCAGGGGCAACAACTGGTGGAGGTGGAAGCCTCAAATCATCCTTGACGCTCTTTTTGACTTGCAGGAGGACGAAGCCCTGCTTTACTTGGATGCCCAAGACTTGCACGGGGATGGCTGCTTTGAGTTTGCTAAGCAATACTTGCAAGACAACCCCATCCTGTTGCATCAAAACTTTCACAACCATATTTCATACACTAAGGGCGACTGCTACGCCTTGATGGACTGCCTTCAGTTCTTTAACGAGAAACCGATGCAGGTAGAGGCAGGGTTCCTTGGCTTACGCAAGACCGACTTTACGATTGACCTGATGTACGAATGGTCCAAGTGGCTCCACGTTGACAAGGCCGTGAATGACGACCCAAGCGAGTATCCGAACCACTTATCATTCATTGACCACAGGCACGACCAAAGCATCCTGACCAACCTTGCGCTTTTGAATAGCCTGCCTATGGTCGTCGTTCCCGAAATCCGTTGCAACTCAAGACCCAAGTTATGGCTATGAAACTCCAAGATCTGACCATCGACCAGTTCCAACGCATCGGAGCCATTGAGTTCAGCAGCGTCCTTGGGGACTACGACAAGCGCGCAGGAGTCGTTGCAATCGTTGAGGGGGTGGATATATCAATCGTTCGAGAAATGCCCGCCAAGAGCGTCCTAAAGCGTTACAAGGCCATTATCAGCGAGTGGAACGCATTGCCTGCCTTGGGTTACAAGCGAAAGTTCAAAGCCGGGGGCAAGTGGTGGATTCCGACGGTGTTCACGGATGAGTTGACCGCTGGGCAGTTGATTGAGTTAATGGACGCAAACACCACGGACGAGAAACAACTCCTGCAGAACCTTCACCGAATCATGGCGACCTTGTGCAGGGAAGGCGGTCTATTCGGATTCTTTCCGAAAAAGTACGACGGGGCTGCCCATGCGGAGCGAGCCGAACTAATGAAGAAGCACGCCAAGGTGGGCGACGTTTGGGGCGTTGTCAGTTTTTTTTTGCTAAGTTCCGAATCCTACTTGAAAGTTTTGAGCGACTATTCCAAGCACCTGATGACGAAGGCAGGGGAGTTGACGTAAGCCCTCTCGCAGGGTACGGATGGCTGATGGTGGTGTGGCGGATGGCAAACAAGGACGTTCTCAAGTTCGATGCCATCTTCGCAATGAAGGCGGTAGAGTTCCTGAACTACGCCCTCCTGATTCACGACATTTTGGAAGCCGAACGGATGGAAGCGGAACGAGCAAGGCGCAGATAGACACATTCCAGCACGGGGGACATTTACCCGTATGGAAACAACCATCCTCGCCAATGGCAAGCCCGTAGGCAAGTTCGGCAGCGGTTCGATGAAGGGCATCGACGAAACCGCTTTGGAGGGGATTGGTTCAGTCGTCGGCCCCAAAGGTGGGGGCAAGTCGCCAACCCACGACGTGCTGGTCAAATGGATTGAACGGGTCATCGAACTTGCGAAGAAGAACCTCGAAGCAGCCAACGCCAACGCAGGGGGAACGCTATCGGCATCCATCGCCCCTGAAGACATCGAACTATCCGCAAAGCAAATCGTGGTGGCTATCATGGCTAACCCCTATTGGAAGTACGTGGACCAAGGGGTGCGAGGCAAGTCCTCAAGCGTAAAGGCTCCGAGGTCGCCATTCCAATATCGGGACAAGTTCCCACCTGCCCAAGCCATGGCCGATTGGATAGCCAACAAGGAAAAACCCGTTGTCCCAACCTATTCCCGTGAACTCAAGCGGATGCGGACGAAGCAGGAGCAGGGGTTGGTGGATGGTAGGTCGGTTGCCTATTGGGTATTCCAGCGAGGAACACGGGCCACGAACTTCATGTCTAACGCCCTATCCCCCGAAATGATAGACGTTTTGGTGAACACCATCG